CTCATCGCCAACGCCTCACGAGAATGCTCGTGTTACGTTTCGTGTATCGACTGACTGAGAACGGTTGAGAAGGACCGCTAAGGTCCTTAGCACCGTCTGATGTTCCTTCTAGAATGGGCGACTGTCTTTGCGCTTCCGTAAAATAACGGAGGAGCTTCGACCAGCCATCCATTTCATGATGGACCGAAGGGGACTTAACAACTAACACTTTATATTGCACCTTTTGCAGGTGCTTATTAAAGCGTTTCTTGAATAAGTGCTTTTCAGCAGATATTCCGCGCAGACTTGGATACATCTTTTTGGACATATCCTCGTCTGGTATCGGGCCGTAAACGGCCTGTAAATGCTCAGCGATTAACTCGCTGAACGCGTAATATTGTCTACCCCAGTGAGGATCATTTCGATCGTCACTAGTTGACCAGGCCGCGTTAGCGTAGCTAATCCAGCTGGTGTAGACATCAGGGCGTGGTGAGTGATTCCAAACCGTCCGTAAACGGACTGGTGTAACATTGAAGCCATTGAAGGCATCAACGCCACAGGACTCTCGAAATAGTCCTTTGGTGCAACTCTTGGAGCGGTTTATCTTTAAACCAAACTCCTCCAGAATGGCCATAGCGCTCTCCGCGTAAGCGGTTGGTACTATGACATCATCACCATACACGAGGATGCTTTCGATAGCATCCGCGTTAGGTGCTGCTGAAGTGAGAAGAGCCCAGATAGTAAGCGCCATGATAGGAAAGCATAAACTGCTCCCCATCGGCGCGAACTTCTGTAACTCCAATATCTCACCACTTGGCAGCACCGTCGAAGTAGATCTACAACTTTCCAGATACGTAGTGATACGTTCAGGAAAGAGTAGGCGAACTAAACTCAGGTGAACGCGATCGCTTGCCTCTTTCAAGTCAAGTGTCGCGTACTTCCCCGACGAGGAGCCCAAAAGGGCACCCCGTTGGTTCGGACCCTGGTCAGTGAAGTAGACGTTCCACTTTGTAAGTGGGTGTCGCTCCACCAAACGGTATATTGCCCTGCTTAGCCCTTGCTGTATCCATTGAAAATCAACGGGTTCGCAAGAGATTAATCTCGGGCCACGGGAATCCTTCGGTACGAGCAAAACTCGTGCTGAATGATCCGTCGCATCCACAGCATCGAAGCTGCGGAATTGATCACAGACATGCCCCTTTGAAGCGCAAAAATATGCGTCAAAAGGATAGAGGTCTGTAATTCGATTGGAAACATTAGTCCAGTTAAATTTGGCCCAGAGTCGTTGCTTGGTAGCAACAACGCCGGGACCATGACTTGGAAT